AAGGATTGCGATGGCAGTGATGACGTAGCGGATCGCCGTGCGCGTCCATGCCGATCCAGCGAGCGTGGCGAAGAGCCCGCAGATCACCGCCGCCCCCGGCGCCAGTCATCGAGGCGGGCGTAGATCGCGACTGCGATGCCGGCGAGGGCCACGGCGATGAACACCCCGCGCAGCGTGTCGAGATAGGGCACGAGCGGCAGGACAGCGGATTGCGTCTCGGTCAGGACGTTCTGCGCCACCTCGATTCCGGCCGCGCCCACAGTCGCAACACCGGCCGCACCGCTGCCCTTCAACGTGCGACTCTGAGCCAGCACCTCGCGCGCGGGCGGCGTCTCCATGGCGAAGGCCGCCTCGCGGACTGGGAACCGCTCACCCCACTGCCGAGCGGGCCCAAGGTCGATATGCATGAAGCCCGACCGCGGATAGAAGCCGAAGCCCTTGAAGCCGACCGCGCGGGCAGCCTCCTCGAAGGCTACGGGATCGTGGTTCGTCATGGCGATGTCGAAGGCCGTGCCGTCGAGATGCTTCGAGCGCAGTGCACCGCCGACTGCGCGGTTGTGCGCCGGGCTACGATAGGCCGAACGGACGATGAGCGGCTTGCCCAGCCGGTCACGCAGCGCCTGCAGCTTGTCGAGCGCCTCCTCATTGATGCGCAAGCTGCCGCTGCCGCGGCAGGCGATCTCCGCAGGCGAGAAGTTCTTCCAGCGCCAGCGGGCGGTCGGCACGTCGCGCCAGTGGTTGAAGGTGGTGGTCGTCACGGGTGGTCTCCGGGCAAAAAAAACCCGCCGAACGGCGGGTTGGTGGGTTGAGGATCGGAAGCGCCGGTCAGGGGGCGTTGCCGAACAGCTTCAGCTTGATGGCGATGCCCGCCATGAGGGCGAGCAGAATGCCGGTGGTAATGATGCGAACGGCGGTCTGCACGGCCGTCTGCCTGGCCAGCCGAAACCCGGCCAGCAGCGATCTCAGATCGCGGATATCCTCGGCGGCATCCTTCCCATCAAGCCCTACCTCGTGAAGCGCTCGGCGCGCGCCGGTCTCGGCGGCACGTTCGAGCAGCGCCTCGAACTCGTCGCTCGGTAGGCTGATCAGTCTGCCGATGTCGCGTTTTCGGTCCATGGGTGCGGTCCTCGGCCGGTGCTTCAAACGACCAGCGTGCCGGCAAGCGCAAAGCCGATATCGGCCAGGGTTGCGTCCGGCGTTGCGGGGGCGACGACGCTGAGGACGTCACCCGGCTCCAGCACGGTTTCGGTGGCGGCGATGAAATCGGCGACGGTTCCGGCCGCAGCGAAGCGCATGGTGGCGAAGTTCGTGCCGTTGCGCCGGATGTCGAAGTCCGTCTGCGCAGTGGACGCCGCGCCCGCGACGCCCTGACTGCCGGCAAGATCGACCTTCATCCGCGTGCGACGGGCGATGGGCACGCGCAGGAGAACCTCATCGGAGTCCGGCTGGCCCATCTTGAACCCGCTCAGGTCGGCCGGTGGGTCGGCGGCATTCTCCGTCTCGACCACCTCGATGGCGAACCAGGTCCGTCCCCCGGCGAGGATGGAGTTCCAGTTGTTGTTGGTGAAGTTCACCCGAAGCTGGAAATAGTCTCCTTCGACCACGGGCAGGACTGCGGAAAAGGTCGAGAAGTCGTTGTTGGTGTAGCCGGACGAGCCCTGGCGCACAGTGTAGGGCGCGGCCCCGATCGGCTCTCCGGCTCCGTTCTTGTCGAAGGTCAGATAAACGCCGCCGGTGGTGGCGCTCGCCTTCATGGCGATAGAGCCGAGAAGCCTGACCTTGGTGATGCCGGAGCCAGGAGGGATCGTCAGACGCTCCGGCGTCCCTCCCGCCCAGAAGCCTTCGCTGTCATAGACGGGGGCTTGCCAGGGGATCTGGATCGGCGGGCTGACAGTGGCGATGTCGGTCGTGCGCTGCACGAGAGCGCCCCGGAACGGCAGCAGCGCCCGCTGGAAGATGCCGACGCCTCCTGCCGACCATGTCGCGCCATCGAACTGGAGCACGTCGCTGGCGACAGCGCCGCCAGCGGAAACGTCGGTCAGGTCGTTCAGCGTTCCTGCGCCACCGCCGACCCCGAAGAGATCGCTGCCATTTCCCTGCACCAGCACAGCGCCGCCGGGCACGATGATGACCTCGGCGCCTGAGCCGGCATACTTGGCGCGGACCTCGTGGCCACCGCTCGTCGCGTTGCGGATCGCAAGGCGCCGATGGTTGGCGGGCAGCGTCAGGACGCGTGTGGCCGTCAGCGTGCCCGTGAGCACGATCAGGCCATTGCGGTTGGCTTGCGTGCTGGTCAGCGTGACGTTGGCGTCGCCCATCGCCAGCGACAGCGCCCGGTTCATTGCGTTATCGAGGGCATCGACCGCGTCATTGATCGTGACCTCTTTCTGGTTCTGGGCGGCCGCCACGTGAGTCACGGCGAGGTTCGGGCTGGGCATCAGGGGATCTCCAATGTGACGGCGCGCGGAAAGCCGCGCCCGGCGACGGCGCTCAGTTGATGGACGGCGACCAAGAGCGAGGCTGGCACCGCGCCGAAATCGGCCAGGATGTCGGCATTCGCGTACACGACGCTGGGGCTCGCCGAGGTGAGCGTGCGTTTCACTGCGCCGCCGGGACCATCGAGGATGTCGACCTCATAGGCTTCGCTGGCTTCCCCAAGCGGCACCACGCCGGTCCCGTCCTTCAGCTCACCGCCAATACGCGTACGACGGATCCAGGACAGCGTGATGTTCGTCGGGCTGCCGGTCTTCACGGCGCGAACGTTCCATGGCGCGTAGGGCTTGAGGTCGCGGCCGCTGTGGCTCTGAAGAAACGTCTCGGCATCCTCGAACAGCGTGCCGAAGCCGACGGCGCGCCAGGATCGCGGCAGTCCGAGATCACCGAGAGCGGTGACCAGCGTCTCGACGTCATCAGGATCAAGCAGCGCGAAGAGTTCGCCCGTCGCATGGCCCTCGACGAAGACGTCCGTTCCACGCCGGCCGCGCAACAGACCGTTGAGCCTGTAGGAGCCATCCGGGTTCAGCGTGACATCACGAAACTGGATGATCTCGGGCTCGCCATTGGCTTTCAGCACGAGGGCCGCGTTGGCGCCATTGACCAGAGCCTCCTGCGTGACGCTCTCCAGCAGCTCGCCGCCGGTGGTCATGAAGACGGTGAGGCTGTTGTCCTCGTCGGTGCCGAACGGCGAACGAGGCGCGCCCAGAGCATTCGCCGTGGCGCCCCATGCGGCTTCGCTGAGGGCCCGCCCGACCTGCGCCCATGCGGAGCCGTCGGCGCTGCGATAGAGGGCAGCGCCCGTCCAGCCCGGGCCACCGAATCCCGCCATCAGGTAGTAGACCCGCGAGCCGGCGCCGCCCGCATCGTCGACGTCGCGCAGGAGCGGCAGGTCGGGCAGGATCAGCCGCGTGGCGGCGTTTGCGCCCACCAGCTGGACGGGCTTGCCCGAGCCGCCATCCGCGACGACCGAGGAGACATAGGTGGCGGCGGTCTCGGAGACGCCCTTCACCGCGAGCGAGAAATCCGCGCCAACATCGAGCCGGTTGATCCGCGTCCGGAAGGTCGATCCGGTGGCGAACACCACATCCACCACATCGGTCGGATCGAGCCGCAGCCAGTCGGGCGGCAGCTCTGCTTCGTAGGCGCTGCGCTCGATCCAGGCGCTGTAGAGCGTCTTGGCCGCAATGCGCTTGGCCGTTGTGGCGTCGATGGCGAGAGCGAGCTCGAGGCTCCCCTGGTTGCGCGAATGCATGGTGGGCAGCGGCAGGGAGGCGCGCTTCTCGCTCTGCGTGCCCTGCTGGTAGTCGGCGTCGCGGTCCATGTAGACGACGCTGATGCGCTCGGGCAGCTCCACCTCCTGCGTGCGGCGCTCGCGCCAGCTCTCGCCCGTCTGGCTGTCGAGCGGCACGAGATATTCGGCCGGGATCGTTGCGACCGGCGTGCGCCCGCGGGTTCGGAACCGCAGGGTGTCGTCGCTCTCTGCCGCATCGAAAAAGAAGGCCTGCGCCAGCGGCTCGATCGCGCCGCGCACGGTGGTCTGCCGGCCGATCACATAGCCGGGCACGGATGCCCCGAGGTCTGCGACGTCGATATCGGCCAGCCCCAATCCGGCGCGCCCAGACAGGTCGGCGACGATGGACGACAGCGCCTCACCCTCGCCACCGCCTCTATTGAGGAACAGTCGTGCCCAGCCGCTGCTGCCGCGCACCAGATGGGTGTCGGTGGCGGCGTCGTAGACCTGCGCGCCCTGTTCGCTGACCGCGCCCGGCCAGATCTCATTGAGGACGATGGCGCCCGTCGCGGTGTCGAGCTGGATGACGCGTGTGGAACGCATCAGCGTCCAGCGCTGACCCCGCAAGCGGCTCTGACCGAAGAACGGACCCTCGTAATTGATCTGAATAGGTACCGCAGTCTTCCAGACGATCCCGATGTCAGCACGCCACTTGACCGTGTAGATCGTGCCGCCCGAGCCGCCGTTCGACATGCGGACCTGGAAGATGACGCTGTCGTCGGTGGCGTCATAGGTCAGACCGCCGGCGCTGCCGAAAAAGCCGGTCGCACCGCTCTCGATGTCTGCGACCGAGAAGGTCGCGACCTTCTCGAAGACGACGCCGAGGGACTGACCTGCAACACCGTCATGGCCGGCCTGTGCGGAGACCCTCAGGCGATAAAGGCCGAGGCTCGCGTGGTTCGTGCTCGTGCCGCTGCCGAGCAGCCAGCCCTCTCCGAACCCTTCGCCTACGGCGCCGCCGATCACGCCGCGCACGCGCGGTTCACTCACCCTCTGTCCTGCACCCCAGACATAACTCATGGAGTCGGCCCGCAGGAGACCAACGTCGTCGAAGAGAGAGCCGGTCAAAAGAAAGTCGACGCGGCCAGACGGTCCATAGGCCGAGATCATCCCCATCCAACTCGTGGCCACGAACCGGATCGTCGAATTCGTAAGGCCAGTGCTGGTCGAGCCGAAGCGGCTCACTTCTTTCAGGGCGTTGGGCTCGATCCGCAGGATCGGGCGTGAATTGCTGGAGCCTGTCACGACATAGAGGTGGCCGTCCTCGCCGCAGAACAGTGTGCCGGGGAAATTGTTCGGCGTGACCGACGTCACATCCGTCATCCGCGCCTGGCGGTCCTCCGCCATGGTGCGCAGATTGAAGCGGCGGATCCCAGCGGCTTCGGCGTTGCTGTTCGACGAGACGAAGTAGCCGTAGCCGCGCCGCCAATCGATCGCGAGGTCGCTGATCTGGTAGGATCCGAAATATCCGCCTTCGCCGGTCGTGATGAAATCCAGCAGCTGATAGGGCTGCTGCGCCGCGCGCCGATAGGTGATCTCCGCCGTGATGTTCGGGATGCGGTTTCCGAAGTCGGCGAGCGCCAGATCCTCGAATACGATCACGCAGAGCCCGCGATGGGCCGGTGCGCGGCCCGGGCCCACATGCGCTTCGATAAGCGGATCCGGTAATTGAGCCTCGCTGCCGCGATGAAAACGGAAGCGCAGGTTTGGCTTGGCTACGTCCGGGCTCGACCCGGTCTTGTCATAGATGAGCTTGCCGTCCGCCCAGATGCGCAGCACGTCCTCGGCTGGGCCCTCACCGAAGCTCAGCGCGAAGGACGCGAAATAGGAATAGCTGATCGAGGTCTGGGTGCTGCGCCCGCCGCCGCCCTTGCCGCCGGAGCGGGTGCGGGTGACGTTCTGCTGCTCGCGGATCCCCGACGACCAGATCATGTTGCCGGCCATGCGCAGCGTGCCGTAGCCGATCGGGATCGATGCGCCGTAGGCGGAGGACGAGACGGTCAGATCGCCCAGCCGCGGGCTTTCGGTGGTGACGTTCTGCCCCTTGGCGGGAAACAAGAGGCTACCGACGACAGAGCCCACCAGCCAGCCGGCTTGCCAACCGAGACCGACAGCGGAGCCGAGCGCGGCGCCGCCCACTGCAACGAGAATGGCCATGAGAGTTCAGTGTCCGGGAGAGCGAAAGCGAAAGGCGAATTTGACCTTCTCCGGCCATTCGCCGGCATAGGGCTCTTCGATCACCTGCCGGCGCGTCGCATGGGCGTGCAGCAGATGGGGATGGCCGAGCCGTTCGGTCAGGAAGCCGCAGTGGCAGGGATAGGCCTGGTCGGCGAAGACAAGCACGTCGCCGGGGCGCGCGTCCGTGATGGAAACGCTGTCCATGTTGCCCCGGAAATGCTCGACGAAGGCCTGACCCTGCGCGCGGCGGCTGTAGCCGGTGCTGTCATAGTCCGAAAGATCGAGCGCCCGGGCGACGCAGACCACCAGCCCGACGCAGTCGATGCCTGAGCGCGTCCGCCCCTGATGCCGCCAGGGCACGCCGAGCCAGCCGCGCGCCTCGGCGACGATGCTCTCAGGGGTGATGATCTCAGCGGGCATCGGGATAGCTCATCATGGCGTCCTGGCCCGGCACGTAGGGCTCGCCGCGAAAGTTGAGGACGTTGGCGAAGCGGGCGATGCAGGTGTCGAGGCGCTTGTCGCAGCCGGGATGGATGCGAAAGAGGTCGCCGACCCGGATCGCGTAGCCCATGGGCAGGAACAGCTCGGCGCGGCCCGTCGCTTGGGTCCACGCCTTCACCTCGATCGAGCGTCCGGCATTGGGCCCGCTCTCCCAGGTCAGCACGCCACCGGCGAACCAGCCGTCGGCCGCGCGGGGCTCGTCGATCGATGCGGTGAACACCGCCCGGTCTATGACATCGGTGACGATCCCGGCACGGCTCCACGACTTCATGGCCTCAAACACGGCCGTTCCGTCGGTGGTCTGCTGGCCGACGGAAGTGTCGTAGACTGGCTGGTCAGCTGCCGTCGTGCCCGCGCCGACGCAGCGGTAGATGCGATTCTCAAACACGGCCGCTGTGCCGACGCCTGTCGTCGTGTCGGTGAAGAAGCCGCTTACGGCGTCGAGCGCGGCATTGCACACCGAGCCGCTGACCCTCGTGCCGTTGAAGATGACGCGCAGCTGCCGCGTGCCGGACGGGACCAGCGCGTCAGCGACCTGGCGGAGCGTCCAGACGCCGGTCATCGCCTCATTGCCGGTGTCGAGCGGCGTGGCGAGCACGGCGCCCATCTCATCGAGCAGCTGCACGCGCAGCCGTCCCTGATCGACGGTGTTGCCGCCGCCATTTGCTCGCCAGCCGCCCACGGTCAGGCGGTAGTCGCCCGCATCGAGGGTATTCGTGTCGAAAACATCGGCGAGATCGACGGTCTGGCGCAGCTCGAAGCTCGCGACATTGCCGCCTTCGAGAAAGTGCGTGCCGGTCTTTGGCCCGAGCGCGCCGCTCGTGGTCTTGGCGGCGGCCGAGCCGGAAGCGACAGTCCACCCGGAGAGATTACCTGCATCGAAGCCAGGATTGACGAAGGGAATCCCGATCGTCGCGAGCGCCGAGGAGGTACGCACGCGGACGGTGTCGCCGACGGCATAGGACGTCGAACGCTGGATCTCGGGCGGATGGATCGGCACCTTGCAGCGCGGGTCGCCGAGATCGGCGCGGCATTCCGGGCTGTAAAGCTCGCCGATGCGCTGGGAGAGCGCCTGCGTCATGCCGCGCAGCTCGGTGCGGAAGACGCCCTGCTCGGTCAGCACCACCTCGCCAAACCAGCCGCGCCGCATGCGAAGCGCGCCCATCGAAGGATCGGCCCAGTTGACGAGGAAGATGCGCACCTCCGCCTGATCAAAGAGACCCGCGCGCAGCTCCTCCTCGGTGATCGCCTCGTCATCGAATACGCCCTCGACATCGAGATTGTCGACGCTGAGGCTCGAGTCGTTGGCAATCGCCGTGCGGGAGTAGCCCGAGCTCGCCTTATAAACATGGCCATCGAAGACGAGGTCGCGATCGTGATCGGTAAAGAAGAACTCGCGCCCGTTGATGCGGGTGATGCGCCAGCAGGTGGCGAGCGTGGTCACCGGCCCCGCCAGGTGGGTGGCGAGCGCTGTCGATGTTGACTTCATGGGCGGATCTCCAGCACCGGGATCTGGCCCCAGCTGCCGAGCTGATAGGTCTCGATGGTGATGTCCATCTGGTCGCTGTCGAAACGCACCGGCACGTCGAACTCGAAATCCGCCGTCACCTGAACGCCGGAGGCGGGCGCGGTCGTGAAGGTCACGAGCCCCGTCGCCGTGTTCACGGTCCAGCCAGATGTTGCCTCGACGCCACCGCGATAGATCTTCACCGTGCCAGTGACGGGTTTGGCGATGAGGCGGCTCTCGATCTCGCCACCGCTGGCGTAGCGCTTGATGAGCTGGAAGGTCTTGTTCGAACCATCCCCAACGCCGATGGGCTGCGCGAACGCCTGATAATCGGTCCAGTCCTTGAAACGGAACCCGTAGGCGCGGCCCTTGCGGGCGCGGAAGAAGGCGATCAGCGCCGCGACCTGCTCGCGCTTCTTGAGGCCATGGGCGACGTTCCATTTGCCTCGCGCGGCGGTCCAGTTGGCATTGCGGCGCTCGTGCCCCGACACGGTCGTCACCACGGTCGTCGAATATCCCGGCCCGCCCGACGCCCCGTAGGAGATATCGGGCGGGAACTGCACCTCGTGAAATCCGCTCATCGCTCAAATCCGTCAGAGATTACGTCGCGCCCGTTCCATGGCGCGGGCGGCGTCCGCCGCGATCTGGCCTTGCGCGTAGCGGAAGCTGTTTGCGTCCGGCGTCGAGATGTTCATCACCACATTGACGGGAGGGCGCATCTCGCGGGCCGAACCCATCGCCGCGAGTTGAGAGCGCGACAGCACCATCTCGCCGCGCTGCAGGATGGCGGGCACCTCGTCGGCACGCAGTCCCGCCATGCCGCCGCCATGCAGGCGTGGGGCAGCGGCAAAGGCCAGCGCCGGCACGAGCCGCTGCGGAGCAGGCGCGCCAACGATACCGCCCGAATGGAAAACGCCCGACAGGATGCCGCCGCCTCCGCCGAACAGATTGCCGAAGATCCCGCCGCCGCCGCCCATGCCACCGAGCGCGTTCGCGAGCGGTCCGAGGATTGCCGAGCGCAGCGCGACGCGAGTGATGTCGGCCAGGATGCTGTCGGCGAGCGACTTGAAGTCGAACTTGCCGGTCGTCACGAACTTCGCGACAGCGTCCTCTGCCGACCGGAAAGCGCTGGTGAGCGCATTGCCGAGGCCCTTGCCCCAGTTCGCAGCTTCCTCCGCGTAGCGCGCAAGCTCCTCGCGCACCGCTGCCCAGCCGGTTGCCGCCTCCTCGGCAGCGGTCTTGATCTCCCGACCGGCCTCGCGGCCTGCCGCTGCCGCACGGCCGGCCGATCCTTGCGCGCCAGCCCCACCACCTCGCTCACCACCGCCGGCGTTTGCGTCGCTGCCTCCGCCAATCGCAGCGAATGCATCATCGAGCCGTTCGGTCGCGGCAGCGGCCTCGTCGAGTTCAGTGTTCGCCCCGGCCATCGCTTCACGCAGTGCCGCGACCGACGCGAGGGGCGCACCTGCCAGCTCTCCCAGTGCATTTGCCGTTTCACGGGCACTTGTCGCAGCGCGGCGCGCATCCTCTGCGAAGGCGGAGAACCCAAGATCAGGTAGCCGAAACGCATCGGTCTCGAAGGCTGCCGCGAAAGCCGCGCTCGCGGCGGTTCCAGCGCGCTCAGCCGCCCCCGCAAACTCATTCTCGATGCGACCGAGATCGACGTTGGGGACGAGCGTAATCGTTCGCTCGATCCCGATCGCGGCAAGGCCGGCGTTGACGCCGTCGAGGAAGCTGTTGATCCCGCGCGCCGCGCCATTGAGCATGCGTTCCACGCCCGAGATCAGCGCGTTCGCCGCACGGATCGTGAAGTCACCGATGGCAGCCGGAAGCGCGCGCCATATGGCCACCGTGGCGTTGAAGGCGCCCTGAAAGATGTTGACGGTCCGGTTGCCGAAGCCAACGACAGCCTCAAGGGCGCCCTGCAGCGCCTCTGCGATACTTGCCTGAATGCCGAGCCACGCAGCAGCGATCCGGTTCTTCAGGACCTCGACGAGCAGACCGATCCGGTCCCAGACCTCGCGCGCCACATCCCCCAGCAGATTGAGCGCCGCGCCAAAGCCGCCCGTGGCCTGCACGAGCCGCCCGAATTGGTAGATCAGCTCGCCCGCCGCGACGACCAGCGCGCCGATGCCGGTGCGGATGATCGCGCCGCGCAGGAAGACCAGCGCGGTGGCGAGTCCGCGGACCGAGACCGCGGCTACCACCATGCTGGCGACGAAGCGCCCGGCCATCAGGGCGACGAACGCGGCGGCGATCGAGGCAAGCCGTCCGAGATTGTCGAACAGCAGTTTGATTGCCTGTCCGAGCGGGCCTGTGGTGCGCGCCATCGACGCCAGCGCGTCGGCGACGGCTTCGAGCGCAGGGGCCGCTGCCACCGCGAGCTGGTTGGAGACCCCGCGCCAGATCAGTCCGAGTCGGGAGAGTGCGTCATTGGTGCGCTCGATCTGGGCCGCGTCCTGTTGCGACACCACGACCCCGAAGTCCCGCACGTCCTGCGTCGCCGTCCTGAGCGTCGCCGTGTCGATGCGCAGGAAGGTGAGCGCGGCGCGATCGCCGAAGAGCTGGGAGGCGACCGCCCCACGCTCGGCCTCGGGCACGTAGCGGGCGAGAGCCTCCTGGATGGCGGCGATGCGCTGGTCGAGGGGAAGGCGCTGCAGTTCCTGAGAGGTCAGCCTGAGACGTTCGAGCGCGCCGACCGCGGCTCCGGTTCCGGCTGCTGCCTGGCTCAGGCGCCGGGTCAGCTGGATGGTCGCCTGTTCAATCTCGCCCATGGAGACGCCGGCGAGATCACCGGCGCGCTCCAGCACCTGGATGCTCTCCACCGTCGTGCCGAGCGAGGCGGCAAGCTTGGCCTGATTGTCGATCACCTGCAGGCCGGAGCGGATCATCGCCGCCGCGCCGGCTGCAAATGCCGCTGCAGCAGCAGCCGCTGCTATCTGAACCCGGCGATAGAAGGCGGCGACGCGCGTGTTCGCCGCATCCATTTCGCGGGAGAGGCGGCGCATACCCTGTTCGCCCGCATCGCCGATGCCCTGCAGCTCGGCGCGAACCTCTCGGCCGCCGACGACGGCAAGACGCACGGACACCCTTTTCTCAGCCATCGTGTTCAGCCTTCATTTGCGCATTGAGGCCGCGCACCATCATTGCCTCGATGTCCGGCAACAGCTCCGCGCAGATGAGTGTGTTGAGCCCGAGCGCCTCGGCGATCGCGAGGGCGGCGGTCATATCGAGCCCCAGGACCGCACCGGGTATGGCGCGCAGCTGGCCCGTGAGCCGCAAGGCGAGATCCCAGACCTGCCAGCCCTCGATCGTGACCGGCCGGTTCAGGACGGATGGGCACTCGCCGCAGGTGCGTCCTGCGCTGGCATGACAGGATCGGCAATACTGGTCGCCCCCGCTGAAATGCCACTCGGCAAGGGCGCGGAGTCGTTTTTTTCCGCTTCCAGCAGCAGACCCTTCGAGACGTAGCGCAGCTGGAAGGCTTCAAAGAGCGGCAGGATATCGAGCAGCGCATCGATCCCTTCCGGCGTGACCGGCACGGGATTTCCGTCTGCATCGCCGACGCCCTCCCAGTCCTCGACCACGAGCCGCGCCAGCGCCTTGGCCATGGCGACCGCAATGGTCTCGTTCGAAGCTCCTTCGGGCAGGCTGGTGACGATCGGATCGCTGCGCGCCGCCGCCATCAAGGATGTCGTGAGCGGACCGACGTGCAGGCGCACGCCGTGGCCGAGATCGAGCCAGCGCGGCTCGTGGGAGAGTTCGAGACGGATCATGGATGCATCCTCATGCGTAGCTGGTGACGTCGTTCAGGAGATGGGCGCGCAGCATGGTGCCCTCGCTGTCATCGAAGGCGGCGCGCCAGTCGAAGCTCGCCTCGACCCCGCCGGGGCCGGAGACGGCGTATTTGGGTTTTGGCAGGAAGACGCGCGGCAGCTCGAAGCGGAGCGCATAGCCTTCGGGGAAGGTGAAGCCGTAATCAAGCGCGACAGGATCGCCATTGGCGGCCTCGGCGACGAGCGTCGCGCCGTCGAACCGTACCGACATCGATCCTTCCGCCGAGGCAAAGGTTGGATCGGCCGCCTCGATCTTGCCGTCCTCGCGGATCACCCGCACCCGTTCGAGATTGTTCGAGAAGGTGAGACTGCCGCCGGTGACACCCGCCAGCG